GTTAATGTTCCAGAGATTGAAGCAACACTTTCACAAACTGCATTGCCACTTCCGAATACTCCACCGAATATATGTCTTGACCAGGCAATTACATTTTCAGATCTTTGATAAGTTAAACAAGCTAATACTCCATCATCTCTAACACACCAAATATTGCTACCTGGCTCTTGTTGATATGACATTTCATTTATTCCAGTATCAGTAACTGTTTCATTAAGAATAGTTAAATCTGGAGCTTGATAACCATCACTATCAAAGTTGTATTGTAATTCTCTAATTTTTCTTTTTGCTTTTTGTAAAAACAAGATTGCGTTACCAGCTGGAATAGCATCCACATTAGCTGATCCAAAAGAACTCTGTCTTTTAATCGTAATGTTAGTTGGAGTAATACTCGCATCTGTTCCGTCTGCTGAAACTGTAAATTCTCCTCCAGTAGTACCAACCACTAAAGTTCTTACCGCTTTCATATATCTAATGGCATTAACTTGATTAGATGCAATAGTATAAACCATAGCATCATCAGCATTTGTGCCAGTAGTCATATTTTCATAATCTCCAGCTTTAGAGAAAAATAATGTTTGTGGCTCATCTGTTGTTCCAGCAAATACTAATCTTTGTTCAAAGAATGATACGCAAGAAGGATGACCAGTTGTATCTGAAAACGCACCCAGGTTAAAATTAGCAGTAGCAGCTGTGCTAGCAAAAGCTGTTGTAATTGTACAAACAACAATAGTCGTACTGGTTCTTGATGTAATTTTAGCTTTACCAGAATTAAAAGATATTATTCTTCCAACATCAGTTGTTTGAAATCCAGCTCCACCATTTATTCCAGTAACCGCAGAGGCAGTAATATTAACTCCAGATGCAACTCCAGCAGAGGCTGGTGTTAAAGTAGTCGCTGTTGTGTTGGTTGCAAGATAAGGTCCATCAGTAAATTCTACTTCTGCTAATGTCCAAGAAGTATGACCAGTTCTTGATAACTTCATCACTTCATGATTTGGATGAGTGATGTACATAACATCTGCTGATTGAGCAAATTTTATGTCAAATAATTCTGCTGTTAAATAAGGAGTAGATATTTCATAAGCTGATCCACCAGATAAGATCTGTCCTTTGTCTTTAAAAAATCTAATATAATTATTTCCAAATTCTAAAATATAAGTTTGAGTAGTTGAAAACTCAAAAGGTATTAATCTTGTTTTAGCAGCAGATGATTTCACTTCTGCAATAAATTGTGTGCCAACTCTTCTAGTAGCAGCACCTTGAGGATGTACTAAAAAGTTTTCTAAAGTTTTTGCACCAGAAGAATATTTTTCAAAATCTGTTCTTCCATCCATTTTAGGAGAGAACTCTCCAGATACAAAAGAAGTTAAAGCTAATGTCGTTCTTGGCATATTTTTTTAAAAATTTCTTGTTGAGACAAACCTTGTTCTTCTCTTTTACATTTAGAAGTTGGATCTATTTCATGTTCGTTAATAATTTCTACTAAAGCATATCGATAAACTTTTGTGTCATCTCCCCATTGAAAATGAAGAAGTGATTTAGGTTCAGAATATTTTTCTAATAATCTTGGATCAAATGATGATTTGGTCATTATAATCTAGCATCTGTAAATTCAGAGCTTTCGATAGTTCCTAATGAGTTTTCTGTTGCATCAATAAATCTTGCTTCTCTTAATCTTTCATCTGCTCTAACCATATATTTATCTGCTAGAGTTGCGTTGTTAGTTACTGCATAAGCTAAATCTGCTGCAAGTTGATGAGATATACTTTCTTGTAAATAGGTATCGTAATTATTTGGATCAGTATCAATAGCGATATAAATTATAAAAACAGTTCCTTCATTGGTTACAATATTTCTACCTTCCAATTTGTAATCAAGATTAGATGCAATACTGTCTGTTGTTCCATTGTGTACTTTTAAAACTCTTAAACAATCTGAAGGAAGAGCATAAGCATAAGTGTATTCTACGACTGGAGCTGTACTGTTTTGAGCTAATTGAACTCTTTTGTGTAAGCAATTCCAGGCATGAGATCTGAATACTCTATTTCTTACTGGTTCATATCTTTGATTAACTAATCTTGCATTCTTACTATCATCTGTGAATGCTGAAATTGTTGATGCTCCTAAAAGATTGAGAGCTGAATTTGCTATATCTACTGCACTTGCCATTATGTTTGTTCTCCTTGTTCTCTACATGAAAATCTAATTGCTAGTTTCTCATCTTCGAAATCTTCTTTATAAAGTTCGTTTAATAAAAAATGTGATTGTTGGTATCCTTGATTAATACATGTGGACCAATTATCAAAAGATCCAGTAATTCGTTCGTCATTACATTTAGTTTCTGCTGTTGCATAACTGCATACATATAAAATTAAAAGGTACTTCACTTTAACATTTCCATCTTCGTCTTGCTTGTCTGATCCTAGAGTTAGGATTATTTCTAGTTTTTGCTGAACTTCTTTTCAGTTGACCAGCAGATCTTGCGCAATATGATTTTCTTCTTTTTGCAGCAGCCGATCCTTTTTTAACTTTACCAGTTACTGCGGTTTTTAATTTTGATCCTGGATTAGCTTTTCGATAAGCTCTAACTCCAGCTTTTGTCATTCCAGCACCTTTTTTAGTAGGTCTGTAATTTCTTTTATTTCTTGAAATAGGCTTTGATTTTCTTGCCATAATCTTATCGCCTGGCGGAGTATTTCATCCGCCAAACAAAATGTATTAACTACTCAACAGTGTACATAACCCAACAATGAATAGAGCCACTTATAGTTGCTCCTCCAGTTGTGATTACAATATCAGTTGATGCAGTTGTTCTGTATCCCAGACCAGTCATTGCTGTATTAGCAGCTGTAGAGCCACCTAACATTGACTGTGTTTGACCAGCAGCATTCCATGTTCCAACTGCAGCTAAATATCTGTCATCGTCTCCGCTGTCTCCAACTTTTAAAGTTGAAGATCCGCCTAAAGCATCACACTTTAGAACAACATCCATTATAGTAGCGTTGGCTGGTATTCTGCCAATCGTTATATCTGATCCACTTGCTAATGATGAAGCTTCATAGTTATCGTAAGATACTCTGATTTTTCCACCGTTAGTTTCGCTATCCGTCTTAACAATCGGAGTAGCATCTAAGTTGGTAATATTTACCGCTTTAACACTTGACATATTATATATCTCCTATTGATTAAGCTTCGTGAGCTTGGATTGAAACAACTTTACTTTCTTCCATTCTAGTAGCGCCTATTGACATACAAACGTAAACTTGAGTTGAGTATCCTTTATCAGATCTCTCATCAATTCTAGTCATAACGTCTTTACCTAACGCAAGCTTTATGCCATCGCCAGCGAAGGCAACACATAATCTTTTAGATGAAGCGATTGCAAGTCTAGTAGATGTAATGAATTTGAAACCCATAAAAGTATCAACTTCGCCATTTACTAAAGCTTTAACCGTATTAAAGTCGCTTGAAGTTACAGATGTAGTTCCTAATAAATCAGAAACTTGTCTCGGTCCAACTACCAAAAATCTTGGTAGACTTGGATCTACACTTGCTAAATCGAACTTTTCTTTTGCAGTTCTAAGTTTAGCAATAGTTAAACCATCTGTTCCACTTTCTGTAATTGCTTGTCCAGCACCTAACGCAGTAGATGTACTACCAGTTGCGCCAGTAAAAGCATTTCCAGTTGCAGCAGCAATAATCTCGTCATCCATTGAACGACCAAGAGCGAAAGCTGCAGCGTTTGCATAAGCACTTGTTGGATCGATAAGAGTTCTTACCTTATCTTGCTGATCTATTAGATCCGCGTATTCATAATCCACAAGACTTACACGTCTCTTCGCATGTGGTGTGTCTAGTTGAGGCGTATCAGAATGTCGGCTAACTCTTTTTTGAGCAGTAGCAGAACCAACTTGTTCAAAGAACGCATTGTTTCCAACAACAGTTTCAACATCAACAGAACCTCTTAGCAAAGAGCCTTTTTGTTGCGATAACATTTGAACATTATTTGAATACTGTTCAACGAACGCAGTTGTAATTTGATTTGACATTTTTCAAATCTCCTTAGTTATGTTGGTTAATGTTAATCGATTTGATTGCCTCCAAAACTGGAGATCTCTTCTGTAAATTTTAAGACTTCACTTTGTCTTTTTTCGAAGCGGTCTTTTCAGGTTGTCGCTTAGAATTTTGTTTTACCCAATTATAATAGGTTTCAGCTTTATCTAATGGATCTGTAACTCGCACTATTTCTGGTGCAAACTCTACAGATAATCTCACACATTCAAGTCTGATTTCTTCATCATTTAAATGGTTATCTCTATCCATTGTGTAAAAGCTGTCTTAATTTAAATACTTCTTGAACTGTTCTCTCATGATTAGGATGTTGTTTATCCCAAAACGGAGAGCCTTCTTCTTGTAAAGTAGATATTTCTTTTTCAAGATCTTTAGCTGTCATGTAGCCAGATGTATCGCCTTTAACAACTTCATCTTCAGATAATTTATCTGCAAGTTCAGAGAATGCTTTAACAACAGCAATGTTGTCTCCAAGTCTTGAACCGTCTTGCAAAAAAGTATTATTTAAAAATTCAGATCCTAAAGTAGAAGATGCAAGTCTTTTCGCTTGATCTAATCTTTTTGTATATTGTGGACCAAACTCTCTTTTAAGTTCGTTCTCAGTATGCAATCTAGTTTCTGTAGCTTTTTCTTCAGCCTGGATAGAACTACCTTCGTTCATATCTTTATAATATTTAATTAAGCTTTCAGCTTGTTGA